TCTGGTTATGCGATTCCATTGGGATGCAAAAGAATTGATCCGAACAGGATGATTGATGAAGAAAAAGAATAAAGCTGGTTCGTTCATTGGCCAAAGTAAATCCGTCAAAAAGCCCTGGGACTGGGATGCATCAAATGCTGATCAGAGAGCAGCCCCAAGCGCAGCTGCCGGTGATTACTACGGGACAGGAGTCAGAAACCCAATCGGTCGTCTAAGAGATGATACAATGGGATATAGGCCTGTCACTCGGAAACAGCTGGGGACTCCTCCGAAGTCGGTTGTTTAATTGTCTCTTGAGTTTGTTTGTCTTTCTTTTCGGCTTTTTGTTTTAACATTTCATGTTTACTAGCATAACTTTTCATCCTCTCTAGCGCCTCTCTGTATACCTCTGGATTTTTTGGCATTGCGATTTCGCAAAAATTCCGACCATCCTTAAATACTGAGGGCAGAGAAGGCAACGGTTTTTCAGCTAATGTAAAGAATGGATTTTCCCCAGGTTTTACAACCGCTTTTTTATATCTATCCGGAAACTGATTTTCATAAATATCAACGATGGACTTTAAGTTTTTAACCTCTTTTTCAAGATTTGTGAATCTTTCTAGTAAAGCAAATAGATCTATTTTCATTTCGTTGGTCATTAAATCATCCCAAATTTTGGTTGTTGGGAACTTCTAGCGATTTCTTTATATATCGCATCAATTGTTTCATCCGAAAGATCGTCATCTTCTCTTTTTTCAAGTTTATTCCTGTCGTTTTGATAATCTTTAATACTATCGGATACGATTTTGTTTTCTGTCATGAGACCTTTTTTATATTGTTCCCATAATTCTTGGGACGGAAGCATCCATATGACATGAATGAGATCATTAGCAGGAAAATATCTGAAAAGCATCGAATTAGTCTCAGCCTTCGGTTTAGATAATCTTGGTTGCCATATCAAACGTGCACTCGGAACTTCGTCGATATGGCGATATTTACGCTGATAAGTTGGATCTAAAAACGATTCTTGCAAGTCATTATTGAATATAGATATACGCTCATCAATACCAATTTCACGCTTGTGAGCAAAGATATAAAATGGATGGGTTTCAAATTGAATGGGTCTGTTGTTAATGCAATCCTGACAACCTTTGGAGATATAATCTGCCTGTTGATTGTAGGAAAGAAGTCGATCATGGGTTTCTAGTCTATTGACTTTCATATTTCTTTTGTATAATTAAATATTTATGTTTTATATGTTTATAACAATTCGCAAACCAGCGTCAAGGTAAATCATATGACTTTAAATGCCCAAGATAATCAAAATTTAGTGACCGAACAGAAGACGAATGACAAAGAATATAACTTTGCCCAGCTCAGAAAACAAGCCGAGGCCGAACGATTGGCGCGTATACAAGCTGAGGAAAGAGCGGCTCAACTTGAAAGACAAATTAAAACAAAGCCTTCTGCTGAAGACGATGAAGACGATGAAGACTCAGAGCCATATGTTGACAGACGCAAATTAAAAAAAGAACTTAGTCGTTTTGGTGAACATACCAAACAACAAACTCAGGTAGAAATTCAGAAAGCAGTCCAACAAGCTTTAGATGAAGAAAGACGTTCTAATTATCTTAAAAATAATAGCGACTTCAACCAAGTTATGTCTGGAGATGTCATTCAAAAGTTCGCCGACAGACATCCCGATTTAGCTGAAAACATTCTCAAAATGCCGGATGGATTCGAAAGACAAAAGCTTGTTTATACTACAATCAAGGCCTTAGGAGTAGATAAGCCAGATGCAAAGCCTCAATCTATTCAAGAAAAGATAGAGGCTAATCGCAAGAACCCATATTACCAACCATCACAAATGGGTACTGCTCCCTACGGAACGCATCAGGTATCGGGTAGAAATGTTAGTCCTCAAGAGGGGCAAAAGCTCTATGAGCAAATGAAACAACTCAAAGAGAATCTGAGATTAGGATGAAAGATATTTATACCACACAGTATTTAGCTGATAAATTTAATGAACATGCGTTGCTATATGAAAAAGAAAGACAAAAAAGTATCCATGAGTTCGCTCAGAATAATGAAAATACTCCATTGCCTGATTGGTTTTCAGATAATTTCAATCTTTCGTTAGCCTTGGCTAAAATTTGCGAAGAAATAGAATTCTTGAAAAACCACAAATAAATAATGCGGCTAGGACAGGCTTAAAATGTCTGAAAAGGTTTCTCCATTCCCGTTTCCTAGCTTTTCCGTTGTATTAAATATTTAATTTGATAGTATGAAATTACGTAGGCACACGTCACGTGCAATCGCGTTAGAAGGTTCGCATCTTCGTCAAGGATATATCAGAAAACGGATGTAACACGCTTGTCGTCCACGGATCTATATATCACCTAGAATTGACACACAGGAAATCTTATGTCAATTACTACAACTGGCAATTTAGGACCAATGATTTTGCAGAGTTTAGCTCCTGCAATGCTTTATGTTCTTACGCCAACAATGAACTATATCTTAGTCTGCGACAAGGTCAGTATGCCTGCTAATGGCGGTACTACTTGCAGATTTATGAGACCAAGAGCTCTACAACCACCTACTGTTCAACTTGGTAATAGTGGTATTGATCCCCCAGCCCAAGTACCGCAACGAGACATCATCGATGCGCAAATGTCCTTCTTCGGAACTGGCTGCATTAGTGATTGTGCAGCAGCTTAATAGCCAATTGAATCAATGAGCAAGTCATTTTGCAAGATCAAGAGGGTGTTCTCGCTTGGGTCTCAGAAAGATTAGCCGTGGCTATGAGACAGGCTTAAGATAATAGGCCTGTATAAATTTAACCTGATTGACTTGGAAACCCGATGGGGCAACAAGGGCCAAGGGTTTAATTACTAGGAGTAAAATGTTCGAAATCTGCTTTAAGAAAGCCTTTAGCATTAAGACGACACATCTGGACTCGAATATCTTCACGTATGTTGATGGTTTCGATATCCAAAGGTGTATGGGCTCCAAATCCCCTTTGAGTGTAGGTGGATCTAAACTCAAGGATGAGTTCACATTGTCGTTTTTTGAGCACAAGATATGGAAGAATTTGGGTGCAAATATCCACGAGCCTATGGCCCTGGATGAGCCACTCGTAAATCCATCTATCATGTGTAGAGTTTTTCTTGAAGATAGAACGCTTATGTTTTTTAGATTTATGGTTCAAATTGGAAAAATGTTCTTCAATCCAATCAAAAAGTTCTTTTTTTGTATTGGAAATATTGAGAACGGATCGGAAGTTAGGAGTTTGATATCTATTATATTTGGCAGGATTGACCCTGTAAATACAGAGAGATCCTTCTCCATCGACGATACCAGCAAGGTAAGCCAATTTAAGAGGATCATAAATCACCTTTTCATAGGGGATTTCAGGCATAAATATACTTCTTTGTTTTGTGTGTAGATGTAATGACATTGTCACATAAAACAGATTAAATGTCTAGGCTGAACGAGTAAGCGGTTAAACTCTGAAAAGGGATGCGGTACTCTGAACTCGGACAATAGATGAAATCCGAGAGGTTGGCAGAAATGACCAATCCACTATCAAGACGATAGTCATAATGATAGGGGTAACAGAATGGAAGATCTGATCCTCCGTGACTACATTGTCTCAGCTGCAACAGAAATTAATGCTGGTGGCGGCTCTAACAATGATAATCCAACTAACTTAGGAGTCTCTGACTTCTCATTGGTTGCGACTACACTCGATAAACTTTGTGTCGAGTATAAATCTTCGATAATTGACTTGGAGTTCCTCGCTGCGTAAGCAGACGGATAACAAGGGGCAAGCAGAGAAATCGTGCAGCCTGAGAGACTAAATTCGAAGACCCGAAAGGGAAGCGATAGTCCAAACTGTATAGAGATATACAGAGGTGGCAGAAATGACCACCCGCTTAAATAACGTTTTTGTTTATTTGAGTCAATAAGTAATAGATATTGACAAACAATGCTTATAAGTTTGTAAGCGGTATTGAAGGTATGGATCGATTCGGTACAGGTCCTGTACGCAGTGCATATTTTATGCTCAGCTCTACAGAACTACAAACTGATTTCGATAGTTTAACTGGTCAAGGATTCTTGAATCAGTGGAACTATCCAAGTAATGAAAATGCTCTTCCTAGCGAATATGGTTCGGTTTATAACATTCGAATCTTAACTAGCTCCGAAGCGCCTGTTGCTAGAAGTGCTTCTGCAAATAGCAGAGACGTCTACTACAACACTGTAGTTGGAAAACAAGCAGTAACGCATATCAACCAAGACGGTTATTCGATGAATTTGATTTATCGTGATCCATATTATTCTGGTATGTTAGCTCAAAATGCAACTCTTGCTGTGAAGTTTGCTCAAGCGCAAGCAATCACTCAGGATACTGCTATCAGAAACCTGCTCTGTACAAGAGCTGCAAACTTAAGTGGGGTATAAGATGGCTGAATATTCAAAATTAGCAAGAGGGTCATTTATTACAGCTGCATCTCCCGTGGCTCAAGTTATCGTATTGCCGTTTCAACCAACGTCAATCGTATTAACTAATCAAACTGCATATAGCTCACCGGCTCAATATGCAGTTACAAGAGCTTATTGGGATACAGCAATGGGACAGGGTGTTTCGGCTATCGAGTATATCGAATCGGGCTCTGCTCCCTGGATTCTTGCCGCAGATTATGTTTCTACTGCAGGTATTAGTACTTTTGCTGGGGGTCAACTTTTACAGTTTGGCGCTCAATTGCAAATTGCTAGCATCAGTAAAGCAGCATCTGCTGTAGTAACCACGGCTTCTGCTCATGGTCTTTCATCTGGACAGGTTGTGATTCTTGAAGGTCTTTATCAGTCATCAATAACTGGTATGCCTCAAATTTCCAACATTCCTTTTGTGATTACTGTGACTGGAACGACTACATTTACGATCCCATTTAATACTAACCAGTCTAACTATACCGCACTATCTGGTTCTCCAACTGGTGCATATGTCAGACAGGTATTATATCCATTCCTTTATGAGCCTGGTGTTAACTTCATCAGTTCTCTCACATTGAGTGGAACAAATGTGGTTGTAAATACTGCAAACAATCACAACTTTGTTGTGGGACAGCAAATTGCATTCAGAATTCCTAGTGCCTTTGGAAGTACACAATTAAATTCTCTTCCAAATACTTCGATTCCTGGCTCTCCTGTCTACTATTATGTAACTTCTCTTGGGAGCAACACGCAATTTACTTGCTCTGCGCTTTCATCAGGTGTTACGGCATTTAACTCTAACCAAACAGTAGCAAGCGTTCCGGGGCTTACTTGGGCACAAGTTGTTGCGGTGGGAGATGTTAATTCCGGTGGGGTTCAATACTCTGGTGGTGTGCTTTATCCATCTGCTGTATTGCCAACATATACTGGTGGTGTGCCAACTTACAATGGTCCTTCTATCCAAGGTTCATTTGTTAATAACACACAACAAGGATTTGTAATCGGAACCGGTACAGGAACAGCGCAGACTTCTGCTCTGCTTCTAACGGCTTCGTCAACTTATATTTGGGAAGCTAAGTTCTCAGATATCGGCTAAATAGTTCTTTAGGTTGCCAGAGATCCTAGGTCTCTGGTATACCTTTAAAAAAAGGATTATTATGGCATTCCCATATCCCTATGTAGGTCCATATGCTCCCTATAACAACGTTCCAATCGAACCACAATATTTTCAACCTAGCCGTTTTGTCATCTCCGCGATCACTCTTGGAAAGACTACAACTGTAACTACATCGGTTAATCACAACTATGTAGTTGGACAAGAAGTTAGATTGCTGATTCCTTCCTACTATGGGAGCTTCCAATTGAATGAACAAACAGGTCTCGTTACTTCAATTCCAGCGGTGAATCAAGTGGTATTGAATATAAATTCCATAGGATCAAATGCTTTCATCCCTTCGCCTTCTTATGGACCAACTCCTCCTCAAATAATTGCTATAGGGGAAATCAATAGTGGACAAATAAACTCATCTGGTAGGGTTAATAACATAACGTACATTCCAGGTTCGTTTATTAATATATCTCCTAATTAAAGGATAAATATGACTCAAGAAGTAATGAAAAAACCTAAAGTATCTAGTTCCTTCGCTCAGAGAGAACTAGACAAAGCAGAAAAACAATTTGATGAATTTGACAGCCAAATTAAATCCATGACATTGGATAGAATGAATGAGGTGAAAGTTGAAGAGACAGAACCTCAAACAAAATTGTCGGACCGTGAAATCAAAAAAAACAATGATTTGTATTTGAAACCTAAAAGCACTGTTTTTGCAGTTAATATTAAGACCGGCGAAGCTCAAAAATTTAATGAAGCCTTCAGGGATGAATACAATTTCCAGAAAGAATATGTGAATTTCATTTACGAGAATAATGAGCTTAAGGGTGAGACACTCGAGATTTGGACTAGACCATTCGGCGGAATGCCTGCAGAACTCTGGGTTGTACCTGCAAATAAACCGATTTGGGGCCCGCGTTATTTGGCTGAACAAATTAAACGAAAGTTTTACCATAGGCTTGTAATGCAGGAAAATCGTATTAGCAGTACGGATACAGCAGGTCAATATTATGGTACGATGGCAGTTGATACTACGATTCAAAGAATCGACGCTCGCCCTGTCAGCTCTAGAAAATCCATATTTATGGGATCAGGGTCTTTTTAAAAAGGAATTAAGAATTGAATTTTCTTAGCGATATTATCACATACGTTAGAAGGATCGTCAAGACGCCTACCAATGAAGCCCTATCGGACAATCTGATTATCGATTATATCAATCGATTTTGGATGATGGATATACAGGCTAGGATTCAGCTTTTTGATTTCAAAACGACGTATGGGTTCAATACCCAACCTGGTGTAGATACATACAATATGCCTTTATATAGTGTGCAAACTGAACCAGGTTCTCAAGAAATTGCGATGTTCCCTGTGTATCAGGGGTTTTTTGGCCCAGCTTATGTTAACGGAATTCAAGTGCCCTTCTATACACAATTAGAAGCTTACACTAATCTCTGGCCCGAATATTTTCAATCTTTACAACCTGCAGCAACTGGAAATGGTGGTTCGTCTTATTCCTTCTACCTTCCGTTCTTTCCAGCTGTTCCAGGTCATATAGATATATCAGGAATCATGGCATCTGGGAACAACCAAGACCCTCCAGTCAATAGCACATTACTCACATCTGCAAATGAACCATATAATGGCAATTCAATTATTCCGAGTACAAGTGTACAGCCTGGCGTAATCATAACGTCCCAGGATTCAACTGGGGCAAACGTGGTGGTTTATGACTCGGGTCAATTCTTGGAAGGAAATATCGGTTACGGTCTATTGATGAGCCCAGGAAATGCACCTTTTGGCATTGCTCCGCTATCTGGAGGCTATTCGACGACTTCAAATACCGTCAACTACGCAACTGGCCTAGTAAATGTCGACTTCCCTGTAAATATCCCCGCTAACACTCCAATTAATGTGTCATGCTATTTCTACCAGCCGGGATTACCAAGGGCTATTCTTTATTATAACAATGCTCTTACTCTTCGAAATCCTCCGAATACACAATATTATGTTGAAATGTCAGCATATCTTTCTCCTGCGGCGTTCCTAATGACAGATCAAGCGATCCAGTTTGGTTACATGTCTGAATACATTGCTAGAGGAGCTGCGAGAAAGATCCTTTCAGATACAGGAGATGTCGAACAATTTAACTTTTATGAGCCCCTTTTTAAAGAACAAGAGACTCTTGTATGGAAAAGAAGCCAAAGAATTTTCACAAGTAATCGCACGGGAACAATTTTTTCCGAAAATCAAGGGCCTTATAACACTAATGGAATATCTCAGGGAGCAACTTAATGTCATCATTTACATATATCAATGGTATACCTGCAGCTGCTAACAATCCATCGACAGATCAGCCTAACATGCTCACTAACACAAACTCTATTCCAGAACTGATTGCTGTGGATCATGTGAGTTTTAATGCAACAAATGGCGGAACCCATCTTCAGGTGACTCTTGCAACAGAGAATACTCCAGGTGCTCAAACTGATCCTCAATCGGTTATTTTTAGTGGCGCTGGGAGTGCTAATACAATCGCGGAACTTTTTTACAAGAACGCTAGTGGAACACTCCTTTTAAGTGGTATAAAAGCTTTTGGGGTGTTTACAACCAGCGGTAGTGTTGGCAGCGGAACCGTCACTGCTGCCAATTACTATAACATTAATCCAACAATTAGTTACTCAAACGGAACCTACACTGTTACGTTGACTAGTGGCGTAACAACTGGAAATAATGCGGTTGTAATAGTAGTCGGACAGAGATTAACTTCTTACTCATTTGCAGGCGGAGTGATAACAGTTGTTGCTTCGGCAAGTGTTGCTGGCGTTATCTATTTCGTAGTTTTACAAGCTTAAGAGGTCATGTGGGAGAAAAACTTGTCATCGGACCCATCGATAAAGGTCTTAGAACCGACCGCACAGCTTTCAATATCGACAACGATTCATTCCCCACATTAATTAATGCTTATCAGTGGCGTGGCAGAGTAAAGCGTAAACGCGGAACCGCTCTACTAAACAGATTAACAAGAGCTTTCAGTTCCGGTTCCACAACAATCACACTATCCTCCGGTGCAGGTAATATTCTGACTGGATTTTCACTTCAATCAACAGCAAGTATCATTCCAGGTTCAGTTACGATCGTGGATACCACGGCTAGTGTGACCTACACCGATCCTGGTGCTGCTGGAGTGTTAGTCGGTAGTCCGTCAGGCTCTGGTACGATCAATTATGCAACTGGTGCAATTACCATTACAGGTGGCGCCTCCGATATTGTGACAGCGGCTTTTAATTATTATCCTGGGCTTCCAGTTATGGGATTGGAAGATCTTTACATTTCGACAAGTGCATTTCCCGGTACTTTGGCTTTTGATACGACCTATTCATACAATATCAACACTGCTTCCCCTTACAATAGCCACGATGTTAGTTTTTATAAGAATCCTGCATCGGGCACCTATCCCAGTTATGTTCAAAAAAGCACCGATACAGCGACTACTTGGAACGGCCAGAGTTATCAACAATTTTGGACGTGCAATTATCAGCGAGCATTGTGGGCAACTAATGGAATAAATGTTCCTTTTTCTACCGCCAATATCGGAATGCAATTTAAGCTCATAACAGGGATTTCCATCACATCTGGTGGTCCTCCTGCAATTGTGGTCTTGACCATCGCAAGTAGTGGACTTGTAGCTGGCGACTTTATCTTTATCAACGAAGTAGTTGGTAATACCGGCATTAATTTTCAAACAGGCTATGTAACCAATGTGACTGGATCTTCAGTAACTGTTGAGTTGCCTAATGCAACTATTGGTGGTTCATATTCATCAGGTGGGATAGCACAATATCTTACTAACAGAGCCAACACTACCATAGACTGTTTAAGGTGGTATGATGGTGACCCAACCACAACTAATAATGGCTGGGTAAATTTTGCCCCTCCCTTATCTCAACTCGGTTATACTATAGCCGATGCACCCAGCGCTCAATATTATCTCGTCGGAGCAAGGCTTATCTTGCCGTTCAAAGATAGGTTGCTATTCTTTGGACCAGTCATCCAGACATCCGCAGCAGGTAGTCAAGTTTACTTACAAGATACAGTCATTTATAGCCAGAATGGAACTCCATATTATACAGCTTCATTTACAGGTGTAGTTACATCTGCGGCTACGGTTTTTAATCCCATCTTGGTGCCGACTAATCAAACAGCGACTCCGAATTCATTCTGGGAGGATCAAACTGGCTTTGGTGGATTCATAAGCGCAGGAGTGGATATTCCTATTTTGACGGCTTCTCCCAACGAAGATGTATTAATCATTGGATTTGCGACTAAACAAGCACGATTTGTATATACCGGTAATGACTTAGTTCCATTCAATTTCTTCATCATTAATTCTGAACTTGGATCCCAAAGCACATTTTCATCAGTTACGTTGGATAGAGGTGTCATATCAGTAGGTAATCACGGAATCATCATTACGGCTCAAGTGGGAGCTCAAAGAATAGATCTCAATATTCCCGATCAAATATTTGAATTTAATCTTACGAACAATGGTCCCCAAAGAATTTGTGCACAAAGAGACTTTGTTAATGAATGGATCTATTTTACTTATCTTAGCAACCAATCCAATTATTTATACCCTAATCAGACTCTTCAATATAACTATCGCGACGAATCTTGGGCTATATTTAACGAGTCTTATACGACTTATGGAACTTTTAGAAAATCAACTGGGTATACATGGGCTACTATAGGAAATGTCTATCCTACTTGGGCTGCTTGGGATGAACCGTGGTACGCCGGATCTTCGACTTTGCTTCAACCACAAGTCATCGGTGGAAATCAGCAGGGCTTCGTTTTAACAAGAGATGAGGGTACAGCAGAAGGAAATTCGCTCTACATTCAAGGATTTTCAGCTAGCGTCGTCACATCTCCAGCTCATGGACTGAATACCAACGATTATATCGTAATATCCGGTTGCTTGGGCACAGTCGGTACACAAGTCAATGGAAAAATATTTAGAATTACATCTCTTACCGCTAATACTTTTAGTATAGATCCTTCTATTTCAGGAGGCACCTATTTGGGTGGTGGTTTAATTCAAAGAATGTATATCCCATATATCCAGACAAAACAATTTCCGGTCGCATGGGAAATGGCTAGAAAAACGCGTTTAGGCGCTCAACAATACCTTTTTACTACGACATCGAATGGAAGGATTACCCTACTGATCTTCCTTAGCCAAAATGCCTCTAGTCCATACAACGCCGAAACAGGATTAGATCCAGGACCGATTGTTCCAAGTCCTAATAGTTTTAATAATTCATTGATCTATAGCACAGTGTTATACACTTGCCCTGAAAGCACCAACTTAGGTCTTACTCCCGCCAATATTAATTTACAGATTCCAACATCACAGCAGCAGTCGCAGACATGGCATCGTATGAACACAAGTTTGATTGGTGACACTGTTCAAATTGGTTTCACATTATCTGACGCGCAGATGAGGGATGTTAATTTCTACAATCAATTTGCCGAAATCGAGTTCCATTCAGCAATCTTGGATTTACAACCAAGCCAACTATTAGTGTGATATGTCCAGTAATGTCGTAAATGCCTCACCTTTTTTAAGAACTACAAGAAGCTTTCCGGAAGAATTACAACCGCTGACCGTCGAGATCAACAAAAGCTATCTAGACATTGCCAATGCAGTAAATGATCGAACCATAGGATTGTTTCCCGTCAATAGACCGGCTATAACTGGGGAAGGGTGGTTTATCGCGTCCAATCAAAAGCAGCAAACGCTGAGACAAGTTTATACATTCACTTCAACCACTTCGATTAATCATGGAATTACAATATATAATCCTGGACAGTTCACTTCTTGCTATGGCAGTTATACTGATGGAACTAATAGTTATGGATTAATTTTTGGAACTTCTACGGCAGTTGCGGGCTTGATTACATTTTACCTCACATCATCGCAAATCGTCTTTGAAACAGGATCTGGAGCGCCATCATTAAGCTCAGGAACTATCGTTCTTGAATGGCTGAGTGCTCCTTAACTTCTTTTTATATCTATATTTAAATAATTCTTTACCAATGTTACTCTAAAAATAAAACGGTAAATCTATGAACTCACTCGGTGGATCTACAGGCCCAACTGGCGGAAATATGCTTCCTAAAGGTTATAAGTACGGGCAACTTCAGAATTTTACGCCTGAACAAATGAATCTATTCCAAAACTTATTTTCTCAAGTGGGGCCTAATAGTCAACTTGCTCAATTAGCAGGTGGTGATCAATCTCAGTTTGAACAATTGGAAGCTCCAGCGCTAAGACAATTTCAGGGACTACAAGGCCAATTAGCCTCTAGATTTAGTGGTATGGGATCAGGAGCTCGGAGATCCAGCGGGTTCCAAAATGCAGCAACGAGCGCTTCGCAGGATTTTGCCGAAAGATTACAGAGTCAAAGGATGGGTTTGCAAAGACAGGCTCTTCAAGATCTGATGGGTCTGAGCGATCAATTACTCTCTCAAAGGCCTTATGAACAGTCTTTGCAAACCCATCCTTTTTTAGTAAAACCAGATAAGAAGAAACAATTATGGGAAAGTCTGCTTGGTGGCGGATTACCAATTGCAGGAGTTGCTATCGGTGGAGCATTTGGTGGACCAGCAGGAGCGATGATTGGTGGTCAAATTGGCAGTTCAGCAGCACAAGCTTTTTTATAAAGGGAGAAAGCAATGGTACAAATTATAGATGAATATAGAGAACCATCAACTTCCGAAAAGTTTGGTAGAGCTTTTTCTAATGCTGGACAGACTGCAGCTACGCTCGTGCCGCAACTTCTAATGCAAAAGCAAGGAGCCAAAAATGAAAATGAAGCAATTAGACGATTAATCGGCGAGGACTTAGCTGGCATACAAGATCCCGCTTTAAAAAAAATTGTTGTTGAAGAGTTCTTGAAAAATCAAGGAGCTCAGCAAAAACAAATGATGCAAGAACAAGAAAAGATAGCTCCTTTTCAAGCTGGTCTTGAAACTATCCAAAGAATGAGAAGTATCAGACAGAAAGGAAGACTTGGCAGAGGATCTGGAGCAGTAGGTTTTTTTGGTGGTCAAACTGGGAAAGATAGAGGCGAATATTCTCAACTTGGAAAATCACTCATTTCTTTATCTAGTAATATCCCAATCAGGAATAAAGCAGAATTTGAAGCCTTAGCAGAGCATCTTTATGATCCTTCTGTCCCTGATAGTGAAGCTGAAGGAATTTTAGATGCTATGGAATCTATTATTCAAAGATCCTTAGGTGAGAAAGATTCAATAAGAACATCTTCTCAATCAAATAGAAAAGAAAAACCTCCTTTAACTTCTTTTTTTAGGTAAATATGGCAAAGCAATTTGATTATCAAGGTGCAAAACAAGCAGGTTATTCAGATGAAGAGATAAATCAATTTTTATCTGAAAAGCACTCGAATTTTGATTTTCAAGCTGCCCAAGAAGCTGGATATAGCCCTGCTGAAATTAATGATTTCTTGTCTAACCATAAACCTAAAAGAAATATGGCTGAGAAAGCAGGAAGAATAGCTACACAATATGGAGTTGGAGCTTTAGAAAATGCTTTATTACCTTATGAAATTGGAGTTCTTCCTTTAGCAATGGAAGGAGGTCAAGAAGCATTAGGAGATTTATTTACTCGGGATGTTTTATCTGAAGTTTATCCTACTGAAGAAGAAGGAAAAAATGTTGGTCCTCGCGAATTAAGAGAGCCTGTTGATATTGGTGTGCGTAGTCTATTAGAAAAAGGAACTGGGCTGGACTTAAAACCAGAAGGGGCATTAGAAAAAGCTGCATCATGGATAGGATTTATAAAGAAACCAGGTACTTTAAAATCTCTTATTAATGCTGGATTAAAACCAAAAGAAACTTTTAAAGCACTTATGCCTTTAGGAGAAGAGGTATTTCGAGGACTTGGAGCTGGAACAGCCTTAGAAATAGCAGAAGATGGCAATTTTGGTCCAATCGGTACTATATCGTCCGCTGTATTAGGAGACGTATTAGGAAGTGGTATTAAGGGATTAGGAAAAGCTGTTTTGTCCCCTAAAAAATCTTTAGCTAAACTTGCATCAAAATTTACCAAATCTGAAAATTCAGAGCTTCAAAAACAATTAATTAATGATTTTAGACAAGCTGGAATTCAGGCAGATATTGGGACTATTACAGATAGCAATATATTAAAATGGATGCAAACACGTCTTTCACAATCCTCATTAGTTGGGAAAGATTTAGAAAATTTCAAAAAGCAGCTAACTGATCAAGTCAAAGAAGAGTATAAAAAACTTGCCGATGGTCTTGGAGAAGCTAAGTTTTCCACTTTACATGAAGCATCAGAAGTGGGTAAAGAATATCTCACTGAGATCAGAAACGCTGAAAAATCTCGCATCAGTAAAATATATGATAAAGCAGAAAAATCACTTCCTGAAAATGCCTCAATTAACCCGATTAAGATTGCCTCTGTTGTTGATAAACTTGAAAGAGCCTTAAAACCTGGCTCTGTAAAATCTACTGAACAAAAAGCTGTTCTAGATGTCCTTGAAAAGTTTAAAGGTGATCTTTATGATTCATCAGGCAAATTAAAAGATTTAGCCATGAAAGATCTACTTAATAATAAAAAAGCTTTAGGTGAAATTGTTGATTTTGAAATTCAAGGTGGGCAAAAACAACTCTTAAAAAATCTTATCTCAGAATTAGATAAAGCTGCTTTATCTTATGGAGTTGGCAAAAGTCAATTTCCAAAATTATATAGTGAAGCTAATCAGGACTTTTCTAAATTTGCAAAGACATTTAGAAATAAAAATATCGATAGAATTTTAAGATCAGAAGATCCTTCGGTACTTATGAACAAAATGAATACAGTTCAAGGGATTAGAGAACTAAAGAAAGCATTAAATATTACTCCAGAAGGTAAAAATACATTTAACAATCTAAAACGTTTGAAATTTGATCAGATGATTGGCGATAAGATGATTTCTAATACTTCTGAACAATTAAAGTTAGGAACATTTTCCAATTTATTGAAGAATCCAAAAGATAAACAATTAGCTATCGAACTACTTGGTAAAGAATCATTCGCTAAATTAGAACGATTGCAAAAAGCTACTGGAAAATTAGCTGAATCAGCACAAAAATTTTTCAATGCTTCTCAAAGCGGTGTAACTGTAATTGATATGGCATTAATCGGAAATGCATTAAAAGATATTGGAATGCTATTAGCTGGAAATCCATGGCCATTTGTAAAAACATCAAGTGGTTTTTTAACAGCAAAAGGATTGTCTAAATTGATGGCAGACCCTGAATTCTTAAAACTTGTAGAAGATGCAATGTTAGCGGCTAGCAAAAATGATATTCCTAAAATGGTCCAAGTCGGAAGAAAATTGCAAGAACCACTAAAAGCCGCTTATATTCAATCTAATCAGCAAACCAATTAGGAATGATCCTGTCAATTACCACTGATCCAATTGCAATTATACCAGAAGCGATATAACCATATAGGCCACCACACCCCAAGCAACCACACAAAAAAACTAGTCCTATAAATCCTTTGATAATAGCTTTCATTTTGATTCCTTTTCATTTTCTATTTCTTCATCAAAAATTGAATGAAGTAATCTCAAAGAAGAAGCACCATAGATAAATTCACCTTGAGTGATTTCTCCTTTATTGAATTTGTCTATTAATTCTTCAATTGGCATCGTTAAAAATTTATCTAGACTCATGTTTATCCATTATTTTTTTTATGGGGGTTTTCCCAATTAGAAGCTCAAACATCTCTATTCTTTCTTTAGCTAATTTATAACCCTCTTTATAATTCAGGTTCTTTTCTATTACTTCATTTAAAGCCTTACTAATGATTAGATCAGCAGTCTTTAGTTTATCAAGATCAGTACTACTGACTAGATCCCGTAAATTTTTTGATTTTAATGATAAGATCTCATCTGAAAGTAATGTTTTATTTTCCATCTTGGTTAATAGAACATAATATTTTTCAGAATTGCTGCTGCCTTGACCTTTCGCATATTCTATAAATTGTTGAATAATATCAGTCTCCAACCTCCGAATTGGTTTTCCTAAAGCTCTTTTCTCATTCCATTCAGCATTCTGTCTTTGTATAAGGATTTTTTGGAGCAGTTTTCTTTGTTTAAAAAATTCAGAAGTTAAAAAAAGCTTGAAAGCTCTTACGGTTTCATTATTGGTTAAAAGAGTTGTCAAATATGTAGCCTGAGGTTCATTCAGAAGATATTCTTCGATTTGTCTTCCTCTATTTTTCTTGTCTATTTGTTGCAACGGCGTTGTAATAAATCCAAATGTTTCAAACTCACTTTTGTATTTATCAACCAACCTTTTTAAAGAACGATGCTCTACACCAAAGCCTTTCGATAGTTTCCAAGTCCCTACTAACAACTCTTCACCTTTTATGATGATCAAACCAGAATCCATATTGTACACCTATTTAATGTAAATTCTCCATTAAATTAATAAATTAATGTTATTTTGTCATCAAATATTTTCTTTATAGTTCTTTACGTAATATCTAATGTAAATTAAATTTCTAATTTACCAGTTAAGGAGATTTTTTATGTCCAACGTCATCCAGCCAGGTGCAGCAGTCTACACGCAAAGTTTTGGAACGCGCCCTGAAAATTTAGAAGTTCCAACATTACAGAGTAGATCGCCGGCAACCACGGATGTCAATTGGCCCGTAGGTAAACAGTGGGTCGATACTACAAACAACGCTACATGGCAGCTAACCTCTTTATCAGCATTCAACGGAACCGTCACAGCTAACTGGGTTCAAAATGGGGGTAATACCGGAGCAGTTTCGTCAGTACTTGGAACGGCGAACCAAGTTACAGTATCCACCACTGGTGATGTAGCTACTGTCTCTTTACCTACTGGTGTAGTGGCTCCTGGATCAGTTACGACAACTACCTTTGTCAAATCTGGATCGTATATCGCATCTGCTCCATCTAATTCAAGCGTGGTGACAACTGCTTTCGTAACGAGTTTAACAGCGGGTACATCCGTTCAAAATACGAATGCTTATGATCTAATCTGTAATATATGTGTACAAGTCTCAGCGGCAACAACTGCGACCATCGTCTTAGGAGTGGGTTCTGCAACTGGTCCTACTACAAATACAGTCATTCCATCGTTCACAGTAGCAGCAGCAACATTCTTTACCTTCAGCGCATATGTACCAGCTGGTTATTATCTCGTTTATAACACGACTGGAACCATCACCGTTACTTCTGCGACTGTTCAGGCAATGGGAGTTTAAGAATGGGTACATTATTAGTATCGAACGCAATCCCTCTTGTCCAGCTGAGCGTAGGGTTTGCATCAGTTGGAGCTTCTTTTTCGTTGATCGGTACATTTACCGCACCTGTAGAAATGATGTATATTATATCGACATTTAACCAACCGGTACAACTTTCGTTCGATGGCGCGAACAATCATATCGTTATTCCATCTGGCAATAGCGAACCAGTTTATTTTCCGATCAATTTCAAAACTAATCGAACCATTTTTCCGACTCCATCCGTATTTGTAGAAGAAATTGGAAGTGCCCCAACCTCAGGCAATCTATATGTATGTGCATTCAGTGCAGCAATCCCATAAGGAATAGATGAGTACAAACCCCACTGTTCCAAATATTGTTAATACAGTCGCAACTGGCGGCGTTTCGACTTCTATTTTTATCGATGTATTTGAATCCAGAAATCCTACGACAACCGATGTCAATTACCCAGTTCAAAAAAAATGGTTTAATACGACATCGGGAGAGTATTGGATTTTACAAAATTTCAGTTCTCTCGGTGGTGTTGTTACCGCTAATTGGGTCAATCTCACACAAGGAGATGCAGGTGAAGTTTCTACGTTAACAGGAAATGACGACATTGCAGTTAGTGCTGTATCCGGAAACATCAATGTGCAGGGCACGAGTTCCGGTGCCATCGAATTTACCAGTGGTGGTGCAGGGCAACTCAACGCAGCTGTTCAAGTAGATGGAGTAACTATAACCGTCAATGCAAGCAATCAACTCGAAGCAATCGATGGTGGCTTGATCTGGATAGATGTGACCGGCACGACCCAAACCATGGTGGCAAATCATGGATATACCGCTGACAATGCTTCACTAATCACATTCACGCTGCCCGCTATGGCTGCTTACGGGTCTTTAATGGCAGTACAAGGAAAAGGTGCCGGAGGCTGGACAATTGTAGAAAATACAGGCCAGACAATTCACTGGGGAAATATCAGTACCACGACGTCCACAGGTTCTCTATCTTCGGTTGCTCGCTATGATACGGTCTATCTCCTTTGCATAGTTGCAAACACCGACTTTGCAGTTCAGCAGCCCACAGACATTTTAACTTATGTATAGGTAACCAATGAGCAAACAATATGGACCACAAGGTTATGCGATAGTCTCAAGATACCTGGTGTCTGCGACTGCTACAGATGGTTATTATACAAGTCTTTCTGCTGCCATTGCTCAAGCTGTGACAGATGGAGCATCTTCTTCTAACCCCAAAACTATCTATCTTAAAGATGGAGTCTATTCGACTAATATCACTCTTTCCGATGGAATTAACATAGATTGTTCCGGTGGGGCTATCTTGCAGGGAAGCGTTTCATTGGCGTCTGGGACAGCTTATATCAATAATGTGACAATCAGTCCAGCATCAGGCGTTGCTGCCTTTAATATCAGTGGCGGGACACTTACCGCTAGCTATTGTAATATCAATTTAACTGCTGCTGTAGGCGTCGTTTATACCACAATGACAAGTAAGACATTCTACTTGCTCGATTCGACAATGATAGGCGATTCGACATCAACCTTTTATTCTCATGACGGATCTAACGCGACGATTCTCCACTCCATTCAATATTCTACCGTAAACTTTCCCACTGGAATTACGACTCTTTCGGGTGCGGCGGGAACAGTAAACTCTCGCTACATAGAAGCTAATGTGCAGCATGCTATGCTTATTGAATTGCCTACTTTTAGCCATGTTTCTCTTAGGTCTGTATGTTCTCAAGCATCCACAGGATCATTTTTTAGCGTCCAAAGTGGAACTAACGGCGGCCAAATTTCTTCTTGGTATACTAGATTTGCAAATAATGCAGGATCAACTTCAGCGTTCATCGCGATTGGAGTCTCTGCGTTTGCTTATGAGGAATATGACTGTATATTTCCGGCGACCGGCGGTACATTTAATCCTGTGACATTTGCAAGTGGGCAAACAGTCCAATCGCGATCCCTTAACTATTACGGTGGAGAGATGTTCTCGGGAACAAGAACTGGGTTTTCAGGTTCTGAGAATCTTATTGAGCAAGGGTTTTTACAAACCACTTCAGCCTCTGCTGCAACAATTTATACTGTTTCTGTACCAGCCGGAACCGCAGTTACCGTAGTAGCGAATGTGATCGGTTCTAATGCGGCCCATTCAGATGTGACCGGCGGAAAAATTGTCGTAACTGCCGATGGCACTATCGGAGCTATTATTGGATCCCCGATTGTCAATTTGAATGCCACTTCTACTGGGTCATTTACGGCTAGCTTTTCGTCTAATCAACTTCTAATACAGGTAATCGCGCCTTCCACATCGGCTTATAACTGGGTCGCTTTGGTTTCCGTGCAACCTCTCTTATCTAACTCATGAGGTTTTAATGGCAAATACTGGTTTCATCAATAACACAATTCAGTTGCCTGGAACATCATCCGGTGCAATTACTATTCAACCTCAAGCTGCTGCGGGAACCTATAATTTCAATCTGCCGACGACCGCGGGAACATCCGGATATTTTCTCACTTCTGCTGGTGGGGGTTCTTCACCTATGACTTGGACTGCTATTTCTGCAGTGGGCGTGGTTTCGATTACTGCCACGGCTCCCCTTACTGCAAACGGGACTTCTGGGACGGCTCAAGATGGTGCGGTGACAATTGCCATCCCAACCCCATTGCCATTGACAAACGGAGGAACGAATGCTTCTCTAACTGCTTCTAATGGTGGAATTTTTTACAGCACAGCAACAGCCGGTGCGATCCTTGCTGGAACCGCCACGGCTAATCAGGTTTTGCTATCCGGAAGTTCAACTACTCCTGCCTGGTCAACTGCGACATATCCCGCTACAACGACAGTAAGTCAGCTCCTTTATTCGTCTTCGGCAAATGTTATTTCAGGATTAACAACTGCTAATGATGGTGTTTTAGTGACCAATAACACCGGAGTTCCTTCGTGGCTTGCTAATTCATCCACTGCCGGTTATGTACTCACAGCAAACAGTGGCGCCGCACCTTCGTGGCAAGCAACTGCAACGACCACAGGTAATCGTACCTTGATTTCATCTCAAACTGCCAGCTCTTCGGCTTCGATTGTTTTTACTTCCGGTATTACTGGCTATAGTTATTACGAATTAGAGTTTTTACATGTGGTTCCAGCAACTAATACTGCTCAGTTGCAAGTCCAATTCTCAACTAATGGGGGGTCCTCATATGTCGCCACAGGATATGCTAATATCAACATTTCAGTAGTACAAGGTAGCAGCGTCACCACCACAACCGGCTCGACCAACGTGCTTTGTTCTGTGTCAGGTGGACAAACTAGCAGTGGGAATTTTCCATTGGATGGACTTCTTGCTTTGTATAATTTGGGTAGTTCTAGTCAATATGCGTTAGCCCAAGGTAAAATTTCTAGCTACGCAGCGACCTCAATAAATTTATTTCAATCTTTGATCACATGTTACTGTTCTGCCAACCAAAGTGCTGCAGCGCCCATAAACGCGATTAGTGTTTCTTATAGCTCGGGCAATATTGCAAGCGGTGTAATAAGACTATTCGGAATTTCTTAGAGAATTCTGAAACGCATCAGATGTTCTATCAGCATGATGATATGTTCGATTCTCACCCAAAGATGAAACAATTGATAGATGACGTAAGAATACATCAAGACAGTCATAAGATTAATGATGAAAAATATGTTGTCTTTCAAAAATTTTAACATTTACGGTCTCATCTGATGCCGAGCGATTAGTATGATAAGTACACCGACCAGTATCAAAAAGAACAACGCTTCAGCTGTGCTCATAAATCTTCCTCAATTACAATTGGATATAAACTTTCCACCTGTTTTTTCTTCAGGATGTAAACGGGTGTTCGTAGCTTTTTCCCACCTTTTCGACCTTTACAATCGATATACCTAATGGACATGTCAGGATATATCAACATGAAATCCAATATGTATTTGATACCCCCCGGCAGCCTTATCGGCACTTGGCAGAAAAAATGACTGACGATGCCTATTTGTTTCAGGTTTTTAATCTGACAATACATCATGGCTTCGGATTTGGATGCAAACCGTATGTCATCAATGACTGTGGGTTTGGCTTTGTATTTAGACTTCAATCGGGTGAATGGAGAACGTTTGATGGGCATAGATCCTCAGCTTTTAAGAGACCATCTGTTTTTTTCTCAATCAGCCTCCTATGTTTCAAGGATATAACCGATCTGTGATTTATCCACCTAGAAATCGTGACCAAATTAACTCCAATCAATTTCGAGAATTCTAACTGAGTCATTTTTTTGTTCATTAGAAAGGCCCTGATACACAAGCCGGGAGTCCATTCTTTTATTAATTCAGTCATGATCTTAAACAAAGTTGCTTATTTATCTATGAAAATGTTAAATTATTAGCAATTTAAAATTCAAGGAATTTATGTTTAGAGTCAGTGAAGTTTTAGAATTTTTCAAAGATTTTAGCGGAATCGATCCACAAGTACTTGCTGAGAAGCAACAAATTGGAACGAATGTTCATGCTTGTATCAAGGCCTACTACGAAGGCATTCCTCTTTTTCCTGAAGGACGAGAAGAAGGATACTTTCAAAGTTTCATCAAATGGCAAGACAGTCACAAACTCACTCCGACCCACCTAGAAACGCGTTACCATGGCTCACAGTACTTTGAGTCGCTTAATGGTCAAATAGATGCCGTAATGCCTTTTAAAAGCGGCCCAACCCTCATTGACTTCAAAACAAGCCATAATCCAGATTTTTTATGCTGGCCTCTACAAGGTTATTTTTATAACCGCTTGCTTTCACAAAACAACATTCATACCGAATCCCATGTGCTCTTTCTTAAACTTCATAAAGAGGGCAGGCAAGCCCAAGAGTTCTGGTTCGATATTGAAGATTCCGGAATTGCGGATTTAGCAATTGCTGCCTGGGAGACATTCAAGGCTAAGAAAGGGCTCGTGAAATTTACACCATTAACACGCAAATAAGGACACAACGAATGGATTTAATACCCACAGAAGATGAATTCAAGACCCTTACGCAGATTGCCCAACATGCTTCTAAGTCCAAGTTTTTTGATAAACTTGGTGGTTTCGAAGGCTGCCTGTGTATCACTTTAATGGCAAAGGAGCTTGGGATCTCTCCCATGTCGGCATTGAGTGGCGGAATACGTTATATTCTAGGGAATGTAGAGATCTCGCCTCGTCTTATGAACTCCATGATCAGAAAAGCGGGCCATAAGATTGAGATCGTAGAATCAACTAATTTCAAATGCGTACTTAAAGGAACACGAAATGATACCAAAGAATCCTATTCATGTACTTATACAATTGAAGACGCGAAACAAGCAGGATTAATCAAGTCAGGATCAGGATGGGAAAAATATCCTACAGACATGCTTTTTGCTAGATGCATTTCCAGGCTCGCTAGACGTTTATTTCCTGATGTGATTGGCACAGCATATGTTGAAGGCGAATTAAGCGATCCAAAGCGCTCTAAAGAAGAAATAGAACCACCTATGAAACCGGAAGAACTACCTGAAGCTGAAGTTACCGAAGAAAAAGAGTCTTTAGGTCAACTAGCGGCTAAATTAGCACCTATATGTGGATTGGAAGGAGATATAGAGTCAAGCTCTATTATGGGGTATTTGGAATATGTCCAATCCAAACTCCCTCAAAACAAAACTCTTTCTGAAACAGTAGACAAATGGGTTTTAAATTCTGAGCCCTTTAAAGCAGCCTTTGAGAAATGGTACGTAAAAACTAAAGAATCAGATGTGTGACGAATCCTATAGTAATTTGCTAGAGATACAAAACTCTCGTTATCAAAACTTGCAAAAATTGATTACATCTTGGCTAGAAGACCCGAGTGATCATGATACACATTCTTGGCCGGATATAAAGCATACTATACAGGATTCTAAGATACAATTTAGAGAAGACTTCTAATTGGGAATCCCTAAATAAAAAACCCCGGGTATTTCTACCTGGGGTCCCATATTTCCATTTACAGATTTGACGACCATAAAGGGAGCTATTAAAAAACATTCAAAGGATTTTGTAACAAAGAGATCATATGAAAAAGGTTTTATCTATAGCAACCTATCCTGGATGAGAGAATAAGCACTACTGTTTTCCCGTCATATTGATATATCATTTCTCAGATTTACATCAAAATAAATTGCCTAAAATATTTACTGCGATTACTTTTGGACGAAAAAAAAACCTAGTGCTACATACACTAGGTTCAAGAGTCTCATGCATGGAGCATGAGTGAGAAGGTAGTGAATTTGAGACCGAACTACCTTCAAAACAATTTATATGGGATAGTATAAAAAGCTTCCTAGTAAAAAGTAAGATAAAAGAAAATTTTAATCTTACAATATACCTCAAAGGGGTCTCTCAAAAGGGTAAAAACTTTAGGAGGCCCAAAAAATGTCTGAAAAAATCACTAATCTTGATGAATTTGAAATCTGGTTCCGTTCTTTACACCCCACTCAAAAAAGAATCTTTTGGTGTTGTCATAGACTCATTGTTCACTTCAAGGGCAATTGCTTCGCTAGTCAGTCTAAAATAGCCCTTCTTGCCAAAGCCTGCCGTCAGTATGTAAACAAAGTAATCGAAAGGTTCAGCGCTTTTGGTGTTCTTATCAAAACATATAGACATCATGAAACATGCATTTATAATCTTCCAGAATGGCTTAAAATTGCTGATCTAAAAAATGTGTTAAAACAACGATTTTCTCTATGGGGAGGCGACACAGTGACGACACAAGTTCTAGATATTCCTACGGAGTCTTTATCACGTTATTCTGACGATCAAAAACAAGTTATTTTAAACATGTTTCCAGACCATCTTAAGAAATTAGCAAGTCAAGATATCTATAAAGCGCTGGATTTTGTAGGCTTTGGTCAGCGTGAATATGACTTAGCTTGTGAAAGTTTCTATGGATTCCAACAAAATTATGGAATTCCAAGCAATCCTTGGGCGTATATGTATAAGAAATGCAAAGAGAATGCTGATAAATTGAAAACCTTCAATCCTAAGAACTGGGCTATAAAATATAAAATTCAAAAGACGATAGGATTATGAGAATAAAGAGCTTACGCCTAAAGCATCGCATTCCTCAAAGCTATAAAGAATGCGCAGAAACTCAACTATTTCCGTATTGTCCTTATATTCTTTATTCATCTCGATCATCATTCGCTTATTATATTCCCTTTGAAGAGACAATAAACTTTTTAAGTCACACCCATGATCACCCTGACTTTGTTCTTGCTCGTCTTCCTCAAAATCTGTGGCAAGCTCTAGCATCTCATAAAGCGTTTGGTTCATGCCTTCAATTTTGTAGGCCAGTTGGTGAATGAGATCTTCTTGTTTCTCTTTAGATAGGCTAAAAAATACATCAACTGCATCTTTAACCCCAGACCATGGCAAATCAAAAATAGAGCTTTCTATGGCCTGTTTAAGAAGAATTGACAGTTGTCCTAATCGGTAGTCGGGAGTCATGTTATTCCTTTGGTTCTGGTGGTAGCGGCATCCAGTGGGTTACTGTACCAAGATTTTTAAATTTAGGCCTTCCATGCATCTAAAATACCTCTAATTCTTGTTCTATGGCCTCAATTAGCCCGTTTATTGATGTGATAGACTCTTCGTGCCTTTTTTCGTCAATCAGGGCTAGAATAGGCGTTATTTCCGTTTCTTCATAAAAATTCATAAGCTGGAAAGATGCTTTTCGAATGTTGTCCAACATAAAGTCATTAAAGTAACTTAACACATATCGGTACTCTAAATAAGTTCGAATGGTTTCTCGCAGATTACATAAATGTTCAAGTTTGGTAGTTGTTTTCATTTTAAATTTCCATTGCTAGTTCCATGAGATGTTGTTTTGTATCAGAATATCACAAACACATTGCGTCTTAAAAGGAAAATGTTACATAATTAGCATTTTTAAGTGGAGATAATAATGAAAAATATAGATCCTGATTATTGGGATGAAAAATGCACCTCTGATTTGTTCGACAAAGTTAGAGATTACGAAAGGAAAATACAGTATCTTGAAGACAAAGTTAATGATTTGCAGGACTACATTGAATCATTACAATCCCAACTGGAAGCTAAACAAGATGATTAGATGGAATACACACCTACTCAAATAAAATACATTAAGCAAATCCTCAAAGAAAATGGATTCTCTGAGATGTCCACACACGAATTTCAGGGAGTCATTTTAGATGAATATAAATATTATCCACTTACTCACCTTATCAATGAATTAAAGCTTTTTAAAAAAAACATTTGTTCTTAGTATGGCAAAAACAATAGGTGGTTTATGGCACACAAGAAAAAAGAACTCATGTCAAAAGAAAAAGAACGCAAAGAGACAGCTCATCATCTGGTGAAGCACAAAGAGCATGAACACAAAGAGAAGAATAAAGCCGTTAAAAAGCATTCTCGCGGCAAATAAGGTAATGATGGATAAAAAAATGCGGGCTGTCTCAAAGACAATTAAAAAGGGCGAAAAACTAATTACTAAAGCAATCAAAAAGAATGACAAACTTGCAGATTATGATGAGAAAGTCAGAGATCCTCAGATTTCAGCTTACGAAAAAATGAAGAAGAAAGGATGTAAATGATTTACATCACAATCAGAGTAAATAATGACCATGCTTCTTATTCTGAACAGTTCGAATCTCTCACCTTATTACTTGACCCCGACGATGAACATCTGAAATCTATGATTGAACAAACGCTCAAGAACTTTAATCAAGAAGCTCAAGAAGTAATCATCAAAACAAAAATGGAAGTGTAATATGCCACTCAAAAAGGGAACCAGTAAAAAGGTCATCGGTGAAAATATCAAAGAAATGGAATTTGCTGGACATGATCCGAAACAAGCAGTCGCAGCAGCTCTTGAAACCGCCCGTAAATCCGGCGCAAAAATTCCCAAAAAGAAAAAAGGAAAATAATATGCTCTCATCTCTCATCGCATCTTTTAAAAATGCTGCAATCGGAAAATCATTCCTCACAGCAGTCATCAATTTAGTTCAGCACTTTGAAGCAGATTACGTTGTAGACGGAAATGCTCGTAACGCATTACTTGATGATCTATCCCAGACACTCTTGGCTATGAAAACACCTGTTACAACACCTGCTTCAGCTCCTGTGTCTATAACAACTCCAACTTCGAGCTAATCATAACTAAATAGAAATGGCGAATGAGGTTTAAAAATGAAGGAAAAATGGATACAAAAGGCTATTAACTTTTTGGCTGTCTACGGGCAGATGCAATGACAATCAAAAAATTGAAAAAGAAATAATTCTTGGAAGCTAGCTCAATGGTAGAGCTCTGTTTTGGGATTGTAAGTGCAGTGAGACTCTACCTCTTTAGTAATCATCTCCGTAACAACCTTAGTCATACTTTTCCCCTTGGTTGCACAATGAGCTTTAAAGGCTTTATGTAACTCTGGACTCATTCTGAAAACGATCATTCTTTCTGGCTTTACAGACATTTATTCCCTCGATATATTTACAGAAAAACTATCATATAGAAAAGAATTTCGTCTATGAATAGAATGAACCTAAAAAATGTAAAGCAGGTTTACATGAAGTCTGAGATTTCCAAACCGTTAAAAAGAAATGGCAATAGACAATTTACCGATGAAGAGATAGCAAAGGCACTCACTAAGCATAAGGGCTTACAATACCTTGCATCTGATGATCTGGGAATATCCTATGGACATATGTCTGCCAGAATTAGCGCGTCTGAATACCTTCAACAAGTGAGAGCTGATGCACGTGAAAAGCGCATTGACATGGCTGAAAAGTCCCTTACTGACATGGTAGAGATGCAAGAGCTAGGAGCTGTTATTTATACACTCAAAACATTAGGAAAGTCGCGCGGTTATATAGAATCTATAGAACAGACAGTTGACAAAGAAACTATAAATGCGTTTTTGTCTACTATGAAGATGATTAGTGAAGCTCAGAATAAAGATTAACATTTGATCTTTTTTTCCCCTTCAAGATGAAGTCTCATAGAATCCTGATAGAATTCCTCGATATCTTCTAGTCTGGCTATTAGCTGTTCCATAGTTTCATCGTATTGGTAGTCTTCTAGAAGAAATCCTAATTCTTGCATTTCAACCCAATTCATAGTCACCTCACGGCTTCTAATTCGGTTATAGGACGAAAGCCTCAGGTTGTCAATCCCTCTTCTCATCTTCAGTACGTTCGTAAGCTTCATACCTCTCAATCAGATATTGATAAGTATCAGTAGATTCAAATTCTGGGATATCTACGTATTGGACTATTTCAACTGGTTCTGGGTTCATCTAATTACTCTTTAAGATAGTTTGAATAAGTATGAGCGCATTTACAAAATCATAGTGACTTATCGGGAGAGTCATCGCGATCTCAGGCAACCTCTCGATGTTTTCTATCATGGCATCTAGTTGTTTTAGAAGGTCAGACTTTGTGATAGTTTTGAGCGGCTCATCCAAAAGTTTTTTATCGCTCAAACCGTTATCTACGGGCATATTTTCATCCACAACTTTTGGTACAATTTCGTTGCCTTCATCATCGACGCGTAAAAAATTAGCCCAGTCATGGGCCGCACATCTGTGGTAATCATTTCCACCATCCACTGCTATCTGCCCACAACTACAGGTTACGTAATCATGGCGGTGAAAGGATTCGATGATGTCATTGCATAGCTTACATTTAGCGCGGTTTCTCATTTATATAATCTCGCTGAAACGGTTATGTAGGGGCATTTATTTTATTCAAATCCATTAAACCTCTGTATCCACAATTAAATAATGCGTCACATCTAAAGCTAGTGAATGCCGTATATCGGGATTGTAATAAACAAATACATCGATATCGGGATGGTAAATTGCTGCTATAAGACTGCCAGCATGCATATAACCTTTTTCATTAGCCACTAAACATATGCACATTTGAGTTGGCTTTTCAATTCTTCTATCTTTCCATTCCATTAGACTTCTTTATTTTTTCCTTCTAATATTTTGTTAAAATTATATAGAAGTTCACGATCTTTCTTAAATTGACCCAAATTCATTCTATTTTCCCACTCTTCTTGAGTCATATGATGCATGAAATAGTGGATTGAGTTTTTATCAATACAGTCAGGGTTTCCTTTTTTACACATAATCAATCCTTATATGGGTCATAATCTTTCCCAGAAGCCATGGCTACTCCAATAGGGGTTAAAGTATGTAATATCTTTACTGTTCCTTCATGAGCAGCTAATACTTCTTCTATTCTTTTGTATGCAAGAGGGCTTTCGTCAACATCTCCTCCACGCACTTCGGGAGAGAATCGCTGCATGTAAGATTCATGCGCTTCTTTTTTGATGAGACCTTCGGTGAGTTGCCTTCCTGTTTTTCTACAGGTCTTTCCTTTGGCTTGAACTCTTCCCATTGCACGGCCTGCTCCATGGATTGTTGAATAAAGAGAGGAGGCAGATTCATGGCTGTCCATTCCTTCGAGGATGACACTAATATCTCCCATAGATCCTCCAACAAAGCCTCTTTGACCCGGAAAGGCTGGAGTTGCACCCTTGCGTATGACCCAGTAATCTTTATCAAAATGTCTTTCTTTCCATGCAAAGTTGTGGTGATTGTGCACTTCCTCAATGATCGAGGATCTAAGGATTTGTGCAACTTTTTTGCAAACCCAATCTCGTCCAGCGTAAGCATATCGACCAGCGAGTTCCATGCATTTAATATATTGTTGTCCGAGGTCTGAATTTTCATCAAAAATGAACGGCTTTGCGTGGATTCCATCTACTCCTCCGGCTGCTCTGACAAAATGCGTAGCAATTGAGTGACCAAGACCTCTGCTTCCGAAGTGTACCCCGACCCAAATTCTATTTTGCTCATCAACAAAGACATCAACATAATGATTTCCTGAGCCGACAGTTCCGAGCTGATCACGAGCTCTATCCTTGAGTCCACGAAGCACTTCAATCTCATCCCAGAGTTTCTCTTCAAAAATTGGATTGTCAATTTTTTCATTATTCTTTCTCCCCACTCCAAAGCTAATATGCTTTTGGATTTCGTTCATGTTACGGTAGATGTTTTCTTTTACTTCTTTTGCATTACAATCCAATAATACAGCCTTATTGCCACATGCAATATCGTAGCCAACGCCATTAACGCAAATAGCACCATCCAAAGCGATAACACCACCCACTGGAATGGAGTACCCCAAGTGATTATCGGCGCACAAAACACCATAAGAAGCACTAGAAAGTTCCATGGATCTCCTTTGAAAAAAAACCAAATTGTGGAGCTTCGTTTAAAACAAATAAATGACGAATGTTAACTACATTGACTAAACAATCCATAGGAGGGAAGCATTCCATACACCAAGATTGATGAAACCCAAGATTATTTTTAATTTCCTGTAGATCATCCCAAGTAATTTTATCTAACCATTTCCCATTTATATGTTGACATCGATTAATAGATAATCTGCTGAAGTTTCCATCTTTATATAATTGAACTAAAAAATGGGGGTTTTTAAATACCTTCAAAGGAAATGGGTTATATTGCAATTTAGGCAAATTTTCACTAGGGATTTCCTCAAAGTGGTCAGTAATTAGTTTCATTGTATCTCCATGGTTTTGGAATCAATGCAAACATACATCCTAGATGTGAACATGCTATCAATCTAATAATTTTATATTGCTCATATGGAATACATTCAGAGAAAAAAATAAATAAACAAACCATCAACCAGTTTTGCAGTAAAACCCACCTTCTTATTTTATTCATTGATGTCCCCTAAGAACCTATTATTTCTTTGATGGATTTTTTTATAGCTAAAGAAAGATAATTTTTAAGAGAGGCTGAATGATAACTATCTATTGAATTGAATTTGTTTCTATCATGATAAATCGATTTTAATTCAAAAGTAAGATGATCTAAAAGATTTGCTTCAATCGCTGCTAAGGCTTTTTCTATATGACCCAAAGCATTATCCATTCTTCCACTGAAAGGAAATGTTCCATCTCCGCATACTAAGATTTCCATTGATGCTTCATAAAATTTGAAATATAAATCAAACTCATCCTCAAACGTTTCATAAAGATGTAGCATTGTGGCATCATGTAATCTATCAAGTTCTTCTTCCGATTTTTTATTTTCCATAACCAATTTTCCCTTTGTTTAGTCATCTCTTTGCATAATAATTGCACAACATAGCATCGAAAATATCCCAATGAAAAAAATGGACAAAAAAATACAACTAGGCCAGTCCATGATTCATCTCCAACTTAAACTGAAAGCAAATAGTGTTAGACTGTTCATCCCAAATCATTTTGTCATATATAAGACCAAGCTCTCTTGCTTGTATCGCTACTTTAATGAAATGATCGGTAACTCTTAGGGAAACGTCGTCGGGTTTTTCTATTTCCATCTTAAACCATTGATGTAAAATTTAATTTTCATGCTATAAATATAGCAGTATACATGGAAGACATAGAACATGCAAGCACCTCTAGCTCCGAAACAATTAGAATTTGTATTAAAATCCACAAGACACTGGAATCTTGCACATGGAAGCGTGCGTTCCGGTAAAACTGTGGGGACGTTATGGCGTTTTATGCAAGCTGCCTATGAATGTCCAGACAGTCAAATCTTCATGGTGGGACATTCCTCCGATACCATTTATCAGAACGTCATTCGATTAATATTGGAATCTCCACAACTTGCAATTTACCGGCCATTCTGCACATGGGAAGCAGGTAAAAGACGCCTGAGATTTAGAGATAAGGTAATCACCACTCTGGGAGCTCGAGATGAAGGTGCTATTGGGCAATTTCAAGGAAAATCTATGTCACTTGTTTATTGTGATGAGATGACGCTTTATCCCGATTCCATTATTGACATGATTGATACACGCCTTTCATTTAGTCATTCTATGGGGTTTGCAAGTATGAACCCATCCTATCCTACGCACAAGATCAAACAGTGGATAGACATGGCTGAAGCGGGAGACAAAAACTACTATTCACTCCATTTCAACTTGGACGATAACCCTTATGTGGATGAAGATTATAAAAATCGTATACGTCATAGTTTATCTGGCCTTTTTTATAAGCGAAACTATCTGGGTCTTTGGTGCCTCGCAGAAGGAGCCATTTTCGACTTCTTTGACCGAAAGATGCACATACTTCGTCGTCCTCCTTGCGCTGCTGAGTATTGGATTGCAGGTATTGATTATGGAACGGTAAATGCTTTTGCCTGTATACTGATTGGAGTTTCAACGGGAAAATACACACAAACTGGTAAGAGAGTATGGGCAGAAAAAGAGTATTTTTGGGATTCAAAGAAGCAAGGACGACAAAAAACAAATTCTGAATATGCAGATGATGTGGCAGCTTTTCTGGAGCCCTATGCAATCAAGAATGTGTATGTGGACCCGAGTGCTGCAGCATTCAAGTTGGAATTGCGTAGGAGAGGAATCCATGTAGTAGACGCCAATAATAATGTGGAAGACGGCATACAAATCATGACATCCGAAATGAAGAAAGGGAACTTTTATGTATGCGAGGATTGTCCCAATCTAATCAGAGAGATTGAGGGTTACGTTTGGGATTCCAAACAGGCAGAACGTGGTATAGACGCTCCGCTCAAGAAAGACGATCATATTTGCGTAACTGGAGATACTTTAGTTGCTACTAATACCGGATATATACCGATTCGTGAACTTGCTGAAGAAGGTTTTTTTTGTTGGAATCAAGGAAGTCTTATAAATTACAATTTATCATCAAAACAAATTGAATTAGATGACATGAAAGATGCCTTCCTAACTAAAAAAGACCAAGAAATTTGGGAGCTTGAGTTAGAAGATGGATCGATATTGAAAGCCACTAAAGATCATTTGGTTTTAACTGAATTAGGCTATATCGAACTGCAATATTTGACACTCTCTGATATTGTTTCGACATGGACCATCAATACCATTTCTGTTCAAAATCTTTCGCCCAAAGGGGTAAAAATAAAAAGCATTCGTAAAATTGAAGAAAAACAAGATGTTTATTGTTTATCTACAACAAACGGTAATTTCATAGCAAATGGCATCATTGTAAAGAATTGCGACGCCACTAGATATTGTCTCGCAACTCACAAAGTCACATCGTTCAATGCAGATGACTATTACCGCAAACAAGAAGAACAACTCAGACAAAAATATCACCCACAAGGATATGGATTTAGATGAAAAGCAAATTAGAAGCAGTCCATGGTTACACAGTTTTAAAGGTTCTTAAAGAAGAAGAGCAAGCGCCGACTCCCGGAAAGTTAATCGTACCGACTCGAAAAACTTCAACAAAATTCTATGAGGTCTTAGATGGAGGTCCTTATCCCAATGGCACTATTGTTTGTATTACGGGCTATTCGAATGTAGTCGAGCTAGATGATGAAGTGTTCAACATCGTAAAGAATGATGAGATTCTTGCAGTAAGAAGGTGAAACTTGAAGTCTTGCATAAATCCTGATCATTTATTCTTGGGAGCTCGACAGGACAACATAAATGACATGATAATAAAAAAAGGTCACGACATTTTAAAAAAAATAATTATTATGGAGTAAGATGGACAGAAAGAACTAGTGAAGGCTCTAACGCAAGGGAAGATGGAGATCATTTATTGTGATTAATGGAAAAGAAAAACATCTTGGTTATCACAATAGTGTCATCGAAGCAGCTAGAAATTATGATAGAATAGCTTATATTGTTTTTGGAGAAAGAATAAAATTAAATTTTCCGGAACAATATGATATAAGTCATTGGAAATGAGGTAATTAATATGGCATTTTACATGCCGCCGTGGAACAACGCCTTAGAACCCAATCAGGGCAACGTTAGGCAATGGTTAGATAACTTATATTCCAAGTTTCAGCCAATCGAACAAGCACGTTGGAACCAAAGTAACATTGATACTTTGTTTTATGCTGGTAGCCAGACATTCATAAACCGCTACTTTAATTTCACGCCTGCAGCCTCATATCAGAACTTTTATTTCAATTTACTGCAACAACCTGTGAATATGGTGACTGGCTATCAACGCCAACATCGCAAATCAATAAATTACATCCCTTCTGAAGGCGCCGATCCAAACACGACTGATCAATACACAAGGCTAATTACTCATGTTTGCAATACCAACAGCATTCACGAACAGTTTTCCAGAGCCTGTGAACAAGCCGCTATAACTGGGATGGTGCTTCTGCAACCTTATCTTGATTATAATGGTGATGACCAAGCTCAAGGGGAATTGAAAGTAAAATTATGGGAATACAACAGCTTCCTGATTGACCCATATATGAGAGAATTAGATGGATCAGATTGCCAATTCGTATGGTGTCAGGAGTATATTTCTAAGAAAGAAGCAGAATTCCGATTTCCGGATAAGTATCAGAATATTGCCCCAATGGCAGGGACACCACAACGCTATGGTTCCTTCTACTTCCTCCCTGAGAATTACAACATGGCCCGTAATGACCTCATGGTTATTAGTTACGTTTGGTATAAGTGGAAACGCAAGAAGAAACGCCTTTATTCTCGCTCTAAAAATCAATTCTTTGACTTCGCGGGTGGGAACGGTCAACTAGAACTCATTCTATATTCAATCCCCGACATGGAAGAAGTAACTGTTGAAGTGCCATGTTGGAAACTCGCAGTCGTACTTAACGATCAGTTGATGTTCCAAGGGGATAATCCACTAGGTTTTGACGACTGTCCCTTTATTCCTGTTGTGTGGAACTATGAACCTCATATCAATTACTACGACTTAAGAGCGAGGGGATTAGTCCGCACGATGCGCGACTCGAATTACCTCTTAAATCGTCGCATAATAATTAATCATGATATATCTGAGGCGACCATAAATGCAGGATGGATGAGGAAAGTCGGAGCCGTTGCCAATGAAGATAATCTCAAGAAATCTGGTCAAGGATGGGATATCATCGTTAATGAGGGTTATGAATTAACGGATGTTCAGAAAATCATCCCATCGTCTGTTCCTGAATCAGATATGGCCCTAGCTGATCAATTACGTTCCCTTATCTTTGGGACTTCTGGTGTAGATTTAGAAAATTGGAGCGCACAGGATTCTCCTCAAGCATCCAGTTTAACAACGATGCTTAAGCAAGCGGCTAATTTGATGGTTCTTCAAAAATACTTTGATCAATGGGATTTGTCTTTAAAATTTCTTGGAGAAAGACTACTACAGATTGTTCTTAATAATTGGAATGCCGAAAAAGTTGCCTTAATTATCGGAGAAGAACCTACGCCACATTTTTACTCGAAGATTTTTGCTAAATATCACACCGTTGTGGAAGAGGGATTACTCACGCCAACGCAGAAATCCTTCCAAGCGCAGCAAATGCTTGATATCAACCAGACGTTCGGCAGAGAAGTGTTTCCTCCATCCATGATTATTAAAGATATGGTTATCCAAGGTAAAGCCGAGATTATGGAATACCTACAGCAACAAGAGCAGCAAGCATCCGCCATTCAAGAACAAGCTACGAATATTCAACACGCATTTGAAGAGGCTAAACTTAAAGAGCTCATGTCTAAGGCAGCTCTTAATGTGGCAAGTGCGAAGGAACGTTATGGTAGATTTGAATCGAATGTTGGTCTTCTTGAGGAAAGAATTTCTGAAATTAGTAAGAACCGCGCTCTTTCGACTAAAGCTAAGATGGAAGCTCTGGAAAAGCTCATTGAAGTGATTGGTAAATATGGCGAGATCGAGACGATGCTTAAGATGTCAGATATTCAATCATTAGAATATCAAGACAAGAATATGGAAGATTCTGAAAAGAACCAAGCCCATAATGAAGCATTATCCAACGAGTTTGTTTCTAAGATGATGAACGGACTGGGTGTACAAACTCAAGGCCAATAAAAGGTTCTTGCAAATGATTTTTTTAAAGTTATAATGAAGTCAAAAGAAGCTATGTGAGGTAATATGGCTGGCCGCAAAATTGATGACCACTCTGCGTGGATGGGTAAAGGTTCTGAGGGTTCAGTCCTCCCATTGGGTTCTAAAATGAAACAGTTCAGATCAGCTGATGGTAACGAGAAATCTGGCTCGTTAGATTATCACGACACAACTGAAGACATTCATCGTGATCAAGAACATGGGATTGCTAAAGCCAAGTCTCATAAATTAAAACCTGGTTACAGAAACTAGATATTTTTGAGATAGGCCGTGCAGCTATGGTGACGGTGCATACTGGGGTGTACTTCCAGTGTAATAGATGAATCGCTATATTGTTATTCGCAATTTACCGTTGTTTAATTGGAGTAACGAAGATGCTATGCACCTTCTCAATTTTTATAATGAGGAATTATGATTGACCCATTTAAAGATAAACATGCTCCAAAAGAACGTAAGCAACAAGGCCTTCCATGGTCTTTTAAAGCTCCTTCCAAGGATCAAGCTGTTTCAGGCTCACTGTCGGCAGGAACTAATCACGGCGTAGGTTTTAGACAACCTGTAGGTAAAGAAAAAGCCTCTGGTTATGCGATTCCATTGGGATGCAAAAGAATTGATCCGAACAGGATGATTGATGAAGAAAAAGAATAAAGCTGGTTCGTTCATTGGCCAAAGTAAATCCGTCAAAAAGCCCTGGGACTTGGATGCATCAAATG